TATATCGCAGGATATTATGACACAGACTTGGTTAGATTCTATCCAACACACAAAGAGATAACGCTAGGTGGGTATCCCTCAACAAGCACACAGTATTTTGTAAATTGGATTGGTAATGTGCATATAGGTGAGTTTGACCATAAACGTTATGTGCCTTCACCTTTTACTAGAAGTCCGTTAGTTAAAAACCATCAAATTGAATGTCATGTCAATGGTGGTCATTGTATGAACGCTACTGATTGGTATAAGTTTGACTATACAAACACGCCATTAAACATAGAACAATTTGAAACGCCTGTGAAGTATAGGTTTGATGCAAGTCAGATGCGTGAGTTACGCTTGCCATACAAAAAATTATTGAAGTATGCAGACACTATGTTGAAATTAACTAATAACGAAGGAGTAGAGAACGATGCAGAGTTAAATAAGCAAATAGAAGAATATAATTTGCAAGAATATTCAAAAAATCTGTTACGACTTTGTGCTGATGAAGATAAAACACATTTAGCATATTATAGTGTGTTAAGACAATGTCAGCATAGTGTATGGCAAGGGTATAACGGAAGTAGTAGTAACTATAAATATGCATGCAACATAGGTATATTCAAAAGATTTTTAGATAAGCATATTAAGATAGAGAACCCACAAGTTTTAGTAGAAGTAAATTAACCTGCGACAAACGTATAGAAATATACTAATGTCGCTTAACATTAAGGAGAGAGTATCATGCAACAAGAAATAAACTTGCAACAAGCAGAAGAACTAATTGCCACAGTAGGTCGTGATGTTACAGTCCACCTCAAAGGGCAGCCTGGAATTGGTAAATCGTCCATACTTAAATCATTGAGTAAAAGATTTCCTAATCACACACCTGTGTATATTGACTGTGCAGACTTGGACTTGGGTGATCTAGCCATGCCTGCCATGAACCATGACACAAAGACAACTACATTCTATCCGAATGAACGCTTTGCTATCCATGATAATAAACCTGTCATCATCATGCTTGACGAGATTACGAAAGCTAGTGAGCCTGTCAAGAATATGTTACTACCTGTCATGCTAGAACGTAGGCTTGGTGCAGTTAAGTTTCACCCCGACTCGATTGTGTATTCAACAGGTAACCTAACAACAGATGGTGTAGGCGATACCATGAAAGCACATGCCAAGAACAGACTGACATCAGTTACAGTTCGCAACCCAAACGATGATGAGTGGATTAGTTGGGCTATTGATAACAACATCGCACCTGAAGTTGTGGCTTGGGTTAAACAGTTCCCCCATGCACTAGCGTGTTATACAGATGAAGCACAGAAAGAAAACATGTATATATACAACCCTAGAAAGCAACAAGAGGCGTTTGTATCTCCACGTTCATTGGAGAAAGCATCGTTTATTGTTAAGAACAGACAAACACTCGGTGAAGATACCACGATGGTCGCACTTACAGGCACACTTGGTGAGTCAGCTGCTCGTGATATGTCGGCATACTTCAGTCTTGCAGATGCGTTGCCTACCAAAGAAAGTATTTACAGAGAACCAGATAAAGCACAAGTTCCTAGTGATCCTGCTGCTCGTGTGATATTGGTAATGCGAGAACTTATGTCTATCACAGAGCAACATATGGACGCATGGTTGACATATCTACAACGACTACCTATGGAGATACAAGCGTTGTTTGCAGTCAACATCATGGCATCATCACGCAAACAAGTTGCGGCTCAAAACAAATCATTTGTTGATTGGGCAGTTAAGAACAACCAATACTTCTAGGAGGATATATGGAAGACTTATTTATAAGTAAGTATGTGATAACTAAATCTAGTAATGGGTTTATGTGTTCATGCGTAGATGATATGGGAAATGACTATTATATTGAAGACGCAGAAGGTAACAATACCTTTGACTATTATTATGAAGTAGTAATGGCATTGATGCATAAACTAACAACTAATAAGGTGGAATATCATGGCTAACCCTAACAACGAAAGAAAAAAGTTAGAACGGCAAGCACAAATAGATAAGCAAAGGGAGGAAGCAAAAGCTTTAATTAAATTATCAATGACACCTGAAGAAATTAGGGAACAAGTTATTGAAGATGAATATAGGTTTGCTAGAGAAAACCCTGACTATATTAGGGATTATGTTTCAGAGTATTTTAAAAATGAAACTGACGATGAGATGCTATCTTTTTATATAGAACATATATTTGATTGGGAGGAGTTTGAAAATGGCACTCACAAGTGAACAGAGAGTTACGAAGTCCCACATAGCGATAATGCGTAGCAAAGAGTTCTGTATGTTTGCAGGCGTGTTATCGGTAGGCAAAGTTATATTTACAGATGACATACCAACGGCATGCACCAATGGTCGTGATGTTATGTATAACCCTAACTTCATCAAAACACTAGATGATAGGGAGTTGAACTTTGTCGTATTACATGAGGCACTACACAAAGTCTATCAGCATATGCATCTATGGAAAAAACTATGGAAACAAAGCCCTATGCTAACTAACATGGCAGCTGACTATGTCGTGAACTATTCTATACATGAAGCTGATGAACAGGGAGTGATAACTAAACGACCTGATAGTGCGTTGTTTGATTTGAAATACAAAGGCATGACTACCAAACAAGTCTTTGAACTACTCAAGAAAGACTTTGAGGATAATCGTGGTGAGGGTAAAGATGGTCATGACTCTCACGATTGGGAAGGTGCTGAAGCTTTGTCTGATGAAGAAGTAAAAGAAACAGCCAAGCAGATAGATCAAGCGTTGCGTCAAGGTGAGATTATTCGTGGCAAGATGCAAGGTAATAAAAACCGAAGTGTCAACGAATTACTTGAGCCTAAAGTAAATTGGCGTGAGCAGTTGCGTGACTTTGTCAATGCTACATGTAAGAACAAAGATAAAACATCATGGAAACGACCACATAAACGTTTCATTGGGCATGACATATACATGCCTAGTATGGTTGGTGAATCAATAGGTCAGATAGTTGTTGGTATTGACACATCAGGTTCTATTGGTCAGCAAGAACTTAATGAGTTTCTAACAGAAGTGGTAGCTATATGTGATGATGTATCCCCATCTAGTATAGAGTTGTTGTATTGGGATACACATGTTGCAGGACATGAAACATACAATCAAGGTGATTACAAAGGATTGTTTGAGTCAACAAAACCTGCAGGGGGTGGTGGCACTCATGTTGGTTGCGTCAATCAATACATCAAAGATAAACGCATACAACCTGAAGCTATCATCATACTTACAGATGGTTATGTAGAGAATGACTTTGGTGGTAATTGGGAATATCCTACGTTGTGGGCAATCACTACTAGACACATTACATCACCACATGGTAAGACAATTCATATTGATAATTAACAATCTGCGACATCGGTATAACTTTATACCTTTGTCGCTTAACATTAAGGAGAGAGAAAATGGCAACATACTTGCGTCAAGAAATAAGTAACTATGCTACATCAATTAAAGTTGAGATTGACTTTAATAAGTTTAGTGATAAACAAATTAAAAACATGATTAAATATATTCGTAGTGGTCATGTATCTAAAGGTGATTCTGCTACATCTACTATTGTTAGATGGCTATTTAAAGAATATTCTATGCCACATTTTTTATATGGAAATTGGTGGACTGATTGGAAAAACATACCAAACGGTCATTCTTTCTTTAAAACCCTAAAAGAAGTAGCATCAGTCGCTAAACTTACGGCTGATTCATATGCTACAAGACGCATAGAAGAAGATTTGATACATGCAGACGAACAAAAACCTTCAGGAGAAATAAGAACAGGTTCTTACGATGATCAGTTGATGCAACAGTTAAAGAAGAGTATGACTATAGAAAGTGAATTACCTGATGAAGTAAAAACATTTATAGAAAAGTTACAAAACAGGACACTTGGCGTAATTCCTGTTGATTTTTATGAAATAGCTAATAGATATTAAGGAGTAAATCATGGGTATAAGAGCCATAAAACATTCATTTTTTAAAGTCCACGATGGTGGTGCAGGTGATAGGTTTTTAGGTTGGAAAGTATATATCAATGGCAAAAAGTATCCGTTAGGTAAAGGAAATTATTACTTAACAGATGATAACGAAGAAGGAAAGCAACATGCAATAGAACAAGCTACTAGAGATGTATTAGATAATATTTTACCTAATCATGGTTGGGTAACAAAAGATATATCTAAAATGTCTGATCATGAATGGGAAACCTATAATCATGACAGAGTAGAGGCGTTTTATAACGCAGGCAATAAATTTAAACCAAGCAAAACATGTAGTATGTGTGACCACTACAATGATTATATATGTTTGGAACATGAAATTTTACAACTAGACGAGAAAGGATTTTTATAATGAGTATTAGCATAGCAAGTAGTGCAGTCTTAATTGACTTAAACATATCAGTATGGACAGCTAGGAAACTAGATAAGAACGTGTCCAAAGAAATTGATATAAACAAAAATACAACCATCAAGGCAGGTAACTATAACAAACATATCCTTGCAGGTTCAGATCAACTAGAGAAGATAACTAAACTTGCAGGAGAAATCCGTGAATGGCATGGTAGGCAAACTCTGCCTTGGTCGGACACAGGCACAAGGTTATTACCTATGACTAACTTTTTTGATTACAAACATCAGCTAGGAGTTTATGAGGCTGAATTTAAATCACGTGTCAATACATTTATACAAGAGTATCCGAACATCATACAAGGTATGGCATTTAAACTAGGTAAGTTATTTGACAGAGGCGAGTATCCTGAATCTGATAAGATTGCTAACAAGTTTGATTTGAGATATACTATTATGCCTGTGCCTGAAACAAATGACTTTCGTGTCAACATAGCAGATGATATTCGTAACGAGATGCAACAAGAATATCAGAAAGCATATGAAGGTAGAGTTGAAGCTGCGATGTCTGATGCATGGTCTAGATTACATAACACACTAGAACATATGATTGACAGACTAAGTGGCGAGGATAAGAAAATATTTAGAGATAGCTTAGTAGATAATGCATTAGAGTTGACAAATCTATTAACTAAGCTTAATGTAACAAACGACCCTAAACTAGAGAATGCTCGTAGAGAATTAGAACGTTTACTAGTAGGTGTAACAGCTGATGACTTACGAGAAAGTCAAGGAGCAAGAGCCGCAGTAGTTAACAAAGTTAACGAAATTATGGAGAACATATGAAGATTTACCACGAAGTTAACAGAGAATCACCTGATATACCTAGTGAAGACAAGGAGAAGATGGCAATACTTAAACTTGTTGACATAGGTAAGTATGTTAAAAACGTAGGCATTCGAGATGGTCAATTCTATGTGATCGCTGAGAATGATACTGATGAAATCTATTTAGAATATAGAGGGGCATTAAATAACATACAAGCCCTTATGAATACGAAGATAGATTTTAGATTACAACAACAAAAGAATATGGAATACCATAATAAAAAAGCACAAGCCATGCAGAAATATATGGAAACACCTAAATGAAAAAAGAACCTGTAAAAGAAAAGTGGGTGAAACAACAAGTAGTAAAGATGTTGAAAGCAAGGCATCTGTATTATTTCTTTCCCGTTGCAGGTCCGTATCAAAGTTTAGGTGTGCCTGATATTGTTGCATGTGTAAGAGGTAGATTTGTAGGTATAGAATGTAAGGCAGGCAAGAACCGCCCTACCGAAATACAACTGCGAAACCTTGAAGCTATACGTGACAATAGTGGGATAGCTATGGTTATAACTGAAAATGACTTGGAAGCATTAGAACAAAGATTGGAGACACTTACATGACAATGTTAAAAAATATATTAAAGAAATATAGAGAAGTAAAAGATATGGTTAACAACCCACCCCACTATACACATGGTGGTATTGAGACTATTGATTACATGGAAGCTAAATCAACACCTGAAGAATTTTCAGGACATTTACGCTTAACTGCTATTAAGTATTTGTCAAGAGCAGGATTAAAAGAATCAACACTTATGGACTTGAAGAAAGCACAATGGTATGTTAACGAGTTAGTAGAGTTTGTAGAGAAACAGACTGTGAACTCTAAATAATGTGGGTATTTCAGCTTGGACTAATATCAGGAGTTATGGTAGGATTAGAACTTAAGTTTCTAGAGGAAGAAGCACCTTATGTTTTTTCTTTAGTGCTTGACTTATTCATAATCCGATTGGTATTACAAAAGCTTAAATATGTCAGATGATGCAGATAAAACTCAAGAAAGAATAGAATTAGAAGATGCCATTCGCCGTAAAGGTATGAGTGATATTAACTATGTCAAGCCTACAGGCTTATGTTTAAACTGTGGTGAGAAACTTAATGACTCAAGACGTTGGTGCGATAAAGATTGTGCTGACGATTGGGACTATCACGTCAATAGACGCAAATAAAAGGAGAGAGTTATGGCAACAAAGTCAACGAAGCCTACCATTAGGGAGACTTCTGCTACGACATTCGATCGTGGCGAACGCAACCTCATCGTCACCATACATCATGGTGTTATCAAAATTAGACCTAAAGGATTGAAGTCAGAAGAAATTATTGACATCTCGGCTATATATGAGCATGCAGTTAAAGCTAGAGTAAGGGGGAAATAATGGCTAAACCATATATTAAAGTAGTAAGTGTTAAAGACAGAAAAGAAGGCGATTGCAAAATAACATTAGATATGAACCATGAAGGTAGAGAAGTTATATTGCAAGCAGGTATACAAAAAGCATTAGCAGATTATACAGTAGCAAACTCAAAGAAGTTATCGTTTTGGGACAAGCTACAAATTTGTTGGAGTATATTGAAATGAACGAGTATAGTGAAGAGTTTAAGTATTGGTATGAAAGATGTTTTTCACAAAGTCCTAGTCAATGTGCACTACAATATGATGATGAAAAAATGTGGGAAGCTTGGAAAGCAGGTTACAACCTAGCTAAGAAAGAAATAGAGAATGCCTAAACTAATTACGTTGGACTTTGAAACATACTATGACAAAGAGTATGGTTTAAAGAAGTTAACGACAGAAGAATATATACGAGATGATAGGTTTGAAACCATTGGTGTTGCAGTTAAAGCTGATGGTGTAACTAAATGGGTATCAGGCACTCATGAAGAGATTAAAGCTTTCTTAGATACCTATGAGATGCACAAACACTTTGTGTTAGGACATAACATGAGGTTTGATGCCGCCATTCTTTCATGGCACTACAACATTCACCCACTAGGTTTGTTTGATACTATGAGTATGGGGCAAATTTTACATGGTTTAACTGAGTCAGTATCATTAGCTAACCTTTCTAAGTTTTATGAACTAGGTGAAAAAGGCACAGAAGTATTAGATGCATTAGGTAAACGCAGAATTGACTTTACTGCAAATGAGATGTGTGCATATGCCAAGTATTGCATCAATGATGTAGAACTTACCTATGATTTATTCTGTGAGATGAAAGATAAGTTTACTGCACCTGAGATGAAACTTATTGATCTAACTATGCGTATGTTTACAGAACCTAAGCTAGAGCTTAATAAAGGATTGTTGATACGACATCTCCACGAAGTTAAAGAAGCTAAAGAAAAATTACTAGCTAGTGTTTGTGTAGAAGCCATAGCACTTCCAGCAGGCACAGATAGAACTACTGTCGATAAAGAAGTTTTAATGAGTAACCCTAAGTTTGCAAAATTACTACTTGAACAAGGGGTAAATCCACCTATGAAAATAAGTGCAACTACGGGGAAATTAACTTATGCGTTTGCTAAAACAGATGAAGAATTTGAAGCTTTATTGGGGCATGAAAATCCTTACGTTCAAGCTTTGGCTGCTGCTCGTATCGGTAACAAATCAACGATTGAAGAAACACGCACAGAAAACTTTATTCAAATAGCCAACAGAGGAAAACTTCCTGTTCCACTCAAATATTCAGGGGCAGTGGTATCCCATCGATGGTCAGGCGTTGATGGGATTAACTTGCAGAACCTACCAAGAACATCAGAGCTACGTCGTGCTATATGTGCACCTAAAGGTTATAAGATTGTAGCCTCAGATTTAAGTAACATTGAGTTAAGACTAGCGTATTGGTTTGCTAAATCTCATAACAAGGTTGAGCAAATTAAAAATGGTGTTGATTTATATAAACAATCAGCTAGTGAGATCACAGGTATACCTTATGATAAGATTGATAAAGACTTACGATACATATTTAAAGTTGTAAACTTATCAGGTATTTACG